ACCAGCTGCCCTCCGACTGAGCTCGCAGTAGTAGCTTGTAGAAATGATTCTCACCACGAGGCGTTCCGTTGAACAATGCCCAGCCTCCGTTCTCCGCTAGGATGGGGTTAATCAACTGCCACGCTGCTGGGTCGGAGATACTGTACTCCGAGAAAACTACACCGACGGGGTTCGCCCCCACCATTTTATCTGGGTCGTCAGACCCCATTAGTTGAATGACTGAGCCGTTCTTCAGGTGAATGCGCATCTCCTGCTCGCTCTTCTTCTCAACTATCTCCTTGGGAAAGTAGTCAATGAACTTCTTACCCTCACCTGTCATACCATTCCAAACAATACGTCTGGCTTGGTTCGCGTATGGCAGAACATACCAATACGTCCCTACACGCTGTAGAGCTTTGATCGCAGTGATATTGACACACGTCAAATCCTTTCCAGCACGTCTGTGCCATGCGACGACCGCACGAAGCGACCGTTTCTGTTGAGACATATATTTCAGTAGGCTGAGCTGATATGGTCTCGGCTCCCACCCCTGTGCAGGTATTCTAACACTCATTCACTTCGTCGTCATCATCATCCACCGCTTCTTCCCACTCCCACTCATCTTCGTTGTTAATAGGGTTAGCACCACCTGAGACGTAGACGTCATGGTAGCTCACCGCATTCTTCAAGAGAGACTGAGCTGCGTAGGGGTCGCTGAATCTTAGATCATATGACATTGGGTCTTCTTCCATAGACGCGATTATTACATAGTTTCGGCAGTGTTCGCCGAGTATTGCTTTTGCGTCATCTATGGGGCTGTTATTCATTTTTATCCTCGTCACTAATAAACTCATCATATTCCTCGTCGTTGTCAATCACCTCTGCGTCCACAATATCTTTCAGCTGACTCTTCGTCACTGCGCTGTAGTCCACAGTCATGATCTTCATCTCGCCAGTTATATTCTGCTGGACGTCCACACTCTTAAGTTTTGGCTGCGTGTAACTCGCCAACTCCTTCCAAATTGCAATCCTCTCCTTCACGGGAACTTCCTCATCTGCTGTGAAGTTCATCAGCTCCTCGATGGGGTTGATCCCTCTCTCTGCAAACATAGCCAAAAGTGCCTTACGCTGCTGAGCTGGAGTAGGGGCTTTGCTCATCATATCAAGAAACTGCTCCTTGAGCGTCAGCTCCTTCTCAACTTTTACCAGCTCTTTCTGAGCGACCTTCATGTCTTCTTCTGCTTTCATACGCTTACGATGACATCGAGATCTCTTCGCTGCCTGTTGCTTGATTACCTGCTTCGGCTTCTTGCCAGAAGCATACGTTCGTTTATCTGTGACCTTAACGGTGCTTTCGTCCACCATTTACATATGAATCTTTGCATACGCCGTGTCAAGTACAAAAACACGTGGTACACTTGGAACACCTATGGAACACTTTTTTTGGGTGGGTGTACCCAATTCTATTATATGAATATTAAGGACTTACAGAATCTGGTACACAAAGTACACTTTTTTCTGGGGAAAATTATTTTTAGTTTATGTCTCTTGAAAAAGTGTACCTTCTGTTCCAAATTACGTAAGTCGTTGATAAAGCTACAGACTTATGAAACTGAAAAGTGTACCACAAAGTGTACCCTAGGTGTACCAAGTGTACCACAATTGCCTAATACCTAGGGGCTATACCTCATTAATTCCTCAAAAATCGAAAATTGGATACGCAGGTAGGGACTCCTCGTGTGTCTCCGATGCAGTCCCCCCATGTGCCCCCCGATCCAAAGTGCCGTGCACCTCGGGTCGGAGCACCTGCAGTACACGATTCGCGGAACAAAGCTACATGCACCACCAGTCCACCGACCCTACGCAACACCGACCTCGGCGGGATAACGTGTTGGTGCTCAGTATCTTACATCCGATTCGCCATCGCAACGCAGGAAGTTGCCCACTTCAAGACCCTATCGGCGACACAAACCAAAAAACCAGCCCTCCAAAAAGATCCGAGGACTGTTGCCAACCCTCCACCTCATGGCTTATCCGACGATGGACGATTCGCTGTCCGTTCACACCCATCCGAGTATCTCGGCTCTGACCGACCGCCATCCTTGAATCCGCGCACACCCCACGCCATGCAGTAAATCGCCATCCACGCCACGAGGACTAGCGAGCCTCAACGGGCTGGTTGCCGGCAGTTCAAACAGTATGCTGTCGGTCGCTCTGAGTCACGAATGTTTCATTGGACATTTGCTCATGTTACTATTTTGCTGGAACCTTGGTTTTTTTGATCAACGTGCTCTATAAATCCTGTAAAGGTAGAATTTTCTGAGAAGCGGTGAATAAAGCTAATCGTTGTCTTGTGACGTATGTCCAGTAACGTAGCCACCCTTCAGTGAATCGTATTACGATTCGTGGGAAAATCTCCACCTTGACAGGATTTCCTTAACGAGCACGTTGCTCAAAAAGAACCAAGAACCACAGTAAAATAACGTAACATGGCAAATGTAACCAAAGAAAAATCCGCACCTCAGATCAACTCGTCAGCATGGACTGTTATGTCCTGCCGTCAACCAGCCGCTGTTGAGGACTACGCGCTAGTCCTTCGCAGCGAGTCTGGCGAATACTGCAAGTTGTGGGATGCACACGCCTTCAAGCGTGGCGCAACGGTCACAGTCGAGACAATCGTTTGGGAGAACGGTTACAGCGACTCGTTCATCATCGGATAAGCTCATCGAGCTGGGGGTTGGCAACAGCCCTCGGCTCTTTTTTCCGCTAATAAATAAAAAACAAAACAAATCAATATATACTACTATGCAAAACAACACATATCCTTACATAATCAGCTACCAAGTAAAAGATAATCCAGACTATGACTACGAAGAAGAATTCGACACTATTAAACTGGCTATGAAACGAGCAATGTTTATTCAGAACATGTTCGACGTAGACGGTATAGTAACTGTATCGGATAAGACTGGCGCGTTAGTTGAAGTTGGGTAACCCAAACCAAAACATACTATGAATCCAGAAATCATAACGTATATCATTCTCGGACCAGTCGTCACAGTCTATCTAGGATTGTTTGTATATCTCTTTGTTAAACTATACCACACAACCAACAAATCCAAGTACACTAGCAAGTACGTGGATGAGGGTCGTGATCTTGATCAACACTGGTCGAAACTAAAATAATCAATTTATACCCGTATCAGTACGAGCTCGCTTGGGTGTAGCTCGTACTGTTACGGGTTACAAATTCACATCAACACAAAACACATATGTACAATAAAGAATATATATCCTCACTAGTAACTGATATCCACAATACCGAACGGTATTCTGTTGAAAACAAAATGCTCTGGCGCAATCTGTACTCATCGGCTCGTCAACACGCTCGTCACCTGCAACGCGACACTGCAGATACCGTGTTCGAGCGTGAGCCCGACGACACAATGGTTCAGATAATCGTTGATCAATGGCTTGCTGACAATGAATCCAGCTACCAAGCTCATTCCAATCCCAAAGATGATCGCCAAGTTGGTGACATGTCGTGTGTACAAGCTATGGAAAGCAAAGCCAAGCAAGATGCCATCGACGCCATCCAAGAGATATTCGGCAAGACCAGCTTCAACAACGCACTACGCATTGCAGTTCGTGAGCAACTTTATGATCAAATCGCTGGCTCATCCCCACGACTTGCTGAGTTTCTGTGTCACGCATCTGACCAATGGCTTTCTGATAACGCAACTGAAATAGTAGACAAATCAATCAAGTACACCAGTTGCGATATCACGACATACACACAGTTCGGAGAATCACATGAGCGTAACAACCTCACGTTCCTCGAACACGAATCACTGAACGATGCGGACCAACAAGCTATGCAACGTGAGTACGATGAATCGTTCTATCAATCACCTGAGTGTGATCCTGATGATGCACGTTTCCTCGGCACACCACCCAAATCAGACAGCTGGGAAGACAAAATGAAATCCGACTACCAAGATCGCGGACGGGGATCAGGCGGGGTTCTCGGTGGTCACTACACAGAGTCTCGTCCAGAACCAACCTATCGCACACCTGATCAAAAGCGTACACTGCGCAAAACATTGTTCAGTAGCGACAACGAAGCGGATGCGTTGCTTGGCGTTTATGTGACCGTCGGCAGTAACGCTGACGCACGTAACCGTCTCAAACAACGTATCAAACAAAAGTTCAACGCAAACTAA